ATCGCGCCCAGGGTGGCATAGATGCCCTGCGGACCGATCATGTCCAGTAGCTTGTCGGTCTGATCGCCGGCGACGGCGGCCGGCGGAATGGCGAACGCAACAGAGTAAAGGCCGGCCAGCGCCGTCAGCAAGAGGATAAGCACGGCCGCGGCGGTCAGGCGGAGGAGCTGGTCGATGTTGCAATAACCCTGCTGGTTCATTCGATCAGTCCCTCCCGGTAGCTGTGGCCGTCATAGGTCAGCAGGTTCCCGCGGTTCTCACCCTTGACATAAGAACAATGCACCCAGCCGCTATGTGGCTGGCCGGGGGTATAGCACTCCAGAATGCACTGATCGAACTCCAGGGTGTCTCGGATCCAGCGGGCCAGGTCGTAGTTCGTTACGCCAGGCACCTCGAAATCGACCGCTTCGCCCTTGATGTGCTGGCTTGTATCCTTGCTGCCAAGCGCCCTGTTGAGTTCCAGACAGCGGTAGCCGCTGTTCGGCACGATGGCGACGTTGAAGTGATCCCGGGCGGGTTGCAGAATATGGGTGGCCACGTCCCGCAGTTTCTCTATCACTTCATCCGGCGGTGTATTGTCGATGCCATGGCGCAGCGCGGTCTGGCTCTTCACCAGTTCGTGCAGGTAAAAATTGCGTGACAGTTTCAGGCTCATGGGAGGCCCTTCAACAGATAGGCCTTGAGCCCGGTCCAGAATGCATAGCCGGCGCCGGTAATGAACAGGACCACGATTGCCCACAGTGCCGCGGAGCCGGTATTGGACGAGAACTTCTGCACGCCGCGCAGCCAGGAGATCAAGTCGCGGAACTCCTGGCGCTTTTCGGGCGTGGAGATATCGATGCCGAGCATGTCGAACGTCTGCGAGATGGTCTCTTTCGCCACTTCCTTGGCGAACTTTCTCCGTTCGAGTTCGTGTTCACTGGCTTCAGTCATTCCTCTCTTCCAGAAACGTCTGCTCCATTAACATAAGCCGGTCCATCACATCCGCACGGTTGCGCGTGCGCCGGATGCGCATTAATGCCTCAACGGCCTGGTAGTCCAGGCCCTGCGGCCCGCCCATGGGCGCGATGCGCCATTGTGTCCGCAGGTCCAGGAACAGCCCGCACGCCTCGGCGTTGTCAGGATGTATCCTGGCCGGGCAGTCGCTGCATTCCGTGGGTTGATTCCGCAGGCGCCGGCATGCCCGGCAATACTCGGCGCCGCCCTGCTTTATCCAGCGGACCCACTCGGCAAGTTTTTTGCTACGCCGTCCGCTGAAGCTCTGACCAGCGCTATCGCGAGGCGCCGCTCGAAAAACGGATGCTGTTTACACAGGGATTCCAGCACTTCGATGCTGAAGGGGACGGGCTTGCCGTCCTCGTTCACAATCTGTTCTCCCCATCCGACGACATGCTTTTTGACCCAATACAGATCGGGCTCGGTACCGTTCACGACTTGCTGCATCTCGTCGGCATTCAGCAGCCGGAACCGCACCTCCACCTGGGTATCGAGCAGCTCGACGACCCAGTCCATTTCGTAATGCTCTTTTACGACGAACATAATCAGACCGTCGCCACGGCATTCTTGAGGATGGCCTCGATGCCGGTATTGGAGCCGTCCAGGTAGCCGTGGAAGTTCAGTGTCTGCATGATGCCGGCGGGACCGTCGATGGGAGGACTGTCCTCCTCATAGAGCATGTTCTGCACCTCGAGGGAGAATTCCTCGTTGCCGTCGCTGCCGTCGCCGGTGCCGCGGGACAATACAATCTTGAGGCTGGTATCCGTGTCGTTGATGGCCTTGTCCAGCAGCGTCTTGTCCTCGAACAGGGCGGTGATCTGGCCGCTGATGACGGCCAGGCCCTCGGGCGCGTTATAGCGCTCGCCGCCATTGCCGACGGTGTAGTTGTCCGTGACCAGGTTGTTGGCGATCTGGATGTTGCCATTGGTGACCACGGCGATGCTGGAGCCGCCTTCGTTCAGGCTGGACTCATGCATGTTGAACGGGACCACGCTGTTGTCGTCCGGCGTGCCGTCCAGGGGCGAGCTGCCAAAGGCGCGGCTGGCGCCGAGGATGTCCAGGTTCAGGGTCGGCCAGCCTTCCTTGGGGAAGATCAGGTTCAGGCTGTTGACGCGGCAACCGCCGAATTTCTCGTAGCGGGCGGTGCTGCCGACGCTGCTGCCGAAGTCCTTCTCCAGGATCATGCCGGTGGGCAGATCGCCTGGGGTATAGGTATGGGTGTACGGATCGGAGCCGGTATCGGCCACGGAGCCGATGGCATGCTTGAGCAGCGTGCCGATGCTGCCGGGGTCGACATACAGGACCATGGGGCCGGAGACGTTGATATTCGCCGGCGCGGGCACGCCCGGGACGCGGCCATTCAGGCCGGCGTTCTGGATGCGCCCCTTGGCGGCCTTGACTCCCATGGAGACGACGTAGATTTTCTGGCCCGAGGGCGAGCCCGGGTCAGTGTTGTAGGCGCTCTCCTCGTACAGCGTGATCGCCGTCTGATGACCGCGTGCCTGTCCCATTACTTATCCTCCTGCTTTGCGCCGGCAGCCGGCTTCGATGACGTCTCGGGTGCGGAGCGGACCGGCCCTTTCGCCGGCGGTTGCTCCGGTTCGGCATAACCCGTGGCCGTGATTTCGACCGGCTTGTCGTCGCGCACGACGGTATAGGTCGCGGGCCGGGGCAGTTTGCGCGTGCAGCGCTTCTCGTCCTCTGCCGTGGCCTTGCGGAATTTCTTGACCCGGACCAGGCGCTCGGCTTCGGCGCTGTCGCTGATCTCGTACAGCACGCCGGCGCGCAGCGGGCCGCAGGCCTTGACGCCGCGGCGGTCCAGGATGACTTTGTTCGTGTTGCTCATGGCGTTGCCCTTCATGTCGTTGCGGTATAAGGGCCGGTTTCCTTGAATCCGACGGCAATGCCGGATCCGGGATAGCCCGTGTTTACGTTGCCCAGCTGGGTCTCGGCAATGGCCTCGAATTCAGCGGCCCGCTTGAGATAGCTGCTTTCCGTCGTGTTCTGATTGTCCTGTCCCGCCAGGTCCAGCTCCGCCTTCTCGAAGCCCTCGCGCCGGCGGTACAGCTCGGCCGCGGCGAAATACGTCTCCGCCTTTTTCAGATAGGCCAGATCCGCATCGCTGGCGGCGCTGTAGGTGCTGCTGCCGATGCGGTCGGAGACGATGCTCGAGATATCCGCGAGAATGTCGTCGATATAATTATTCAGTTCGCTGTCCGTGCTCAGCCGGAACATCTCGGGCGCGAACCCGAAGTTCTTTACATCGTCGTGGTCGGCCTTGCTCATTCTCTCTCCGGATTTAAAAAAGCCCGGGTGGGTATGGCCACCCGCCCGGGCTCGTTATGCCGTGCGCTTCAGGCTTAGCTGTACTTGACTCTGCGCACCTGGTCCGAGTCGCCGATGGCGGCGTTGTACTGGCCGTCGCCGGTCATGTCCTCGGCCTTGATGTAGATGTTGCGGCCCGATTCGACCTGCAGGTCCTTCCACACGCCGCGCTTCATCTTGCGGCCCGGCAGGACCAGGTAATAGCCGGTGTCGTCCGCGGTGACGTGCGTGGTGCCGATGACGCCGCGCACGCTGTAGGCGATGGGCTGGGCCACGGTGCCGAAGCTCACCATCTGGCTGCCCTGGGTGGCGGACAGCATGGCCATGACGCGGCCCACCTTCTCCAGCGCGCAGACGATGTAGAAGCCCGCGTTCTGCCCGGCGGCGTAGCCCTTGCTGCGCACGGCGCGCAGGATGGTGCCGGCCGCGTTGTTGAAGGTGGTCGGATCGTCCGTGGAGAAGCTCTCGTCGATGCTGGAGCTGAGCGCGGTCAGCAGCCCGTAATGGTAGGACGCCATCTTGTCCCACCACTGCGCCCGGAATTCGGCCAGCGCCTCGTCCACGTTCCAGAACATATTGAACTGCAGCCACTCGTCCAGGATGCCCAGGCCGTCCGAGAAGCTCAGGTAGTTCACGGTCGTCTTGGACTCGGAGATGGCCTTACGCACCTCGATCTTGGCGCCCGGCTGCCGCTGGGTGAACGTGATGCCGGCGTTGGTGTCGATGATGTCGAAATGGTCATGCGTGCTGCCCCGCAGATCGACCAGGTCGAACAGCAGGGTGAAGGCCGTGTCCATCTCCTGCATGTTGGTATGGAAGAATTCTTCCATCTCGTTCGCGACATCCGTGAGGATATCATTGGCGTCCGGGGTGGCGTATTTCAGCCCGTACTTGGCGCCGTGCACTTTCAGCCAGGACTTGATGCGATCGGCGTCGGGCGCCTTGCGCTCGTCCTGTCCCAGCAGGCGCAGCTCGCGAGCCGCCACGGCGGACTTGCCCATATCCAGCATCATGGACGGCTTGGCGAATTCGAATGAGGCCGCCCCGGCGAGCGCACGCATCTGCTGCTCCGTGGTCAGCCCCTTGAGGCGGTCAAACTTGATGCTGGTCTGCATGGTTGCTTCCTCTTTCCTCGTTAAACATTAATGCCCGGTTGTTCGGTCAGCCGATCAGGCGGCGTCCAGCCACTGGCGCAGGACGATCTTGCCCTCGGTATCGGCGCTGGCCGCGTCCTCGGCGACATAGCCGGCGAGCGTATAGGTGCTGGCCGTGGTCGTGAATTTGCTATTGCCGTCATCCCAGTAAATCCGGTCGCCAGGCGCCCAGGCTTCGCCGGTTTTCTTGGGCACGCGCACCTTGTCCGCCTCATGGACAAAGACATTGTCGTCGTCGGCATTGGCGTCGTTCAGCGCCAGCATGACCTGGCTGTTGATCAGGTAGAACGTGTCCGCCACGGTCTGCGCGGAATGCGCGTGCGTGCATGCTAGGTACCGTTCGCTCAGGATTTCAGTGCTCATGCCTCAGTTCCTCGTATCGTCTTTGTCCGAATTCGTGTTTTAAAAGAGGCGGCGGGGACGGAGTCGCCCGCCGCCATCCACCGACGCGCTCTTTATGCCGCCTGGCCTCCCCCGAACAGCAACGGGTTGTCCACCGCGTTGTCGTAATCCTTCTCGTCCTCGGTGCGCGTATCCTTGCCCTGCGCGCCCGTCTCGTTCGGGTCGCCGCCGAGATTGCCGCCCGGCACGCGCTTCTTTGCCGTGACCAGCAGCCTCTCAAGGCGCTCCCGCGAATAACCCTTGTACTCGGTCTTGAGTTCGTTGACGGCCTTCTCGTCATCTCCGTCCACCAGGCCCGCGACCCGTTCGGCGGCGATAACGTCATCGACCAGCTTGACATGGGCGGACTTCGCGTCGGCCACGGCCTTCGCGATTTCCTCCGGCTTGCCGGCCAGGTCCTTGCCGTCCTCGCCCAGCGCCTTGACGATGGCGTCAAAGCTGGCGGCCCGGGATTTCAGGGCGGCGATTTCCTCGTCCTTCTTTTTCATGGCCGTTTCGTGCTCGGCCTTCTGGTCGCTGATCTTCTGCTTGAGTTCTTTCACTTCATCCATTTCCGGATCCTCGTCGTCGAACAAGTCAAGATGTTTGTGTACCCGTGCGCCAGGCTGTGCGCCTAACCAGACCAGGGAGCCTTCGAGCGCCTGGCCGGGACCGAGTATGCGATCTGCAATCGGCTGGTCAGACTGGCCATCCGTGATCGGTGACCGGTCCGATGCGGTGAAGCCGATGGAAACATCGCCGGCGGCGCCATAATCGATATCCTGGATAAGCCCGGCGTACTTGTCGGTCCGCGGGAGAAAGAAACTGGCTTCGAGTACCTTTGCCCGTTCGTTGGCGGGAGGAAACTGGAGGTCAGGTTCGCGGAGAACAGCGCGGGCTTCGTCCTGGGAGAGATCAAGCACGCGGGCTGTGAACCATCGCCCCACGCCGGGACCGGAGTCACCGTCGTATGACATGGGGTGCTTGATAAAAATGCCTTTGCCGGGGAGAGTCCGGGCGAAATCTGCCAGGAGGGCGTCATCGAAAACGTCGCGATCACGATCAATGCCGTTATGAGCCAGGTAGACAGTACGGACATACACGTTTTCATTGGTTGCGTCCTCCAGTGTGTACTGGTTGATGATCGCCAGCTGCTGCTCGTCCGGCTGCCCGCCGGTTGCCTTCGCGCTGGCGAATACCCCATGCTTGCGAAACGGTTTCATTACTTCGCTTCGGCATTTTTCACGTCTTTCTTGAGCACGCGCTCGCCGTTCTTGATGACGATGTTCTCGTTGCGCCAGGCGGCCTGCTCACCGGTGAGCGGACCGGTATAATCCAGTTCCTTCCAGGGCGGCGTCACTTTCTCGCCGCGGCCTTCCTTTCCGCCTTCGCCGGCGGCCGCGAGTTTCTCGTCGGCCACGGCCAGATCCTCTTCCTGCTGCGCCATGCGCGCCTCCACGTCGGAGAACTGATCGTCGATGGCCTTGAGCAGGCTGGACCGGTTGGCGTCGCCTTCCTCCAGGGCGCGCAGCCGCGCCAGCTCGGACAGGGAGACATCGTTCAGCATCTTGGTCACGTCCTGCACGTTGCCGCCCAGGATTTCCATCAACTGCTCGTCGGTCCGCGTTTCACTCACTGTTCAGTCCTCGTGGGGTTGACGTTCGTCTTTTCGTACATGATGGGGAACGTATAGACGAACGGAGGCGGACATGTCCATTCTATGATGTCAATTATTTCAGGAAGGAAACCGGAACCGGGAAGGTTCCACGTGGAGCGTAAGCCGGCCGTCCCTGGCCGTGCCCGTAGTAAAGCTAGTCGGGGATCGTCAGGAAGTCAATGCAGCGATAATTACTGCGAGAAGCATAACGGCCAGGAACCATTTCAATCGGAACTGTGATTTTAACGCCTGCGCCAGCTCCTCGCCGGCAATATGTAGCTCAATCAGAGCGCGGAAAAACTTGCCTTCTGTATCGGCCAATAGCTTCTCGTCCGAGATACTGTCCTGGCCAACATCCAAGACAGCCCGTAATCTCTGTATGAGCTTTTGCCTGTTCATAATTCTATTTTACTCCATTCCTCCCGCAATGCATCCGGCGCGTGCCACTTCCCGTCCGGGCCGATGCCGCGCGCCATCAATTCAGCGCGGGCGGCCTCTCGAATATCCGGGTCATTCAGCGCCACGGCCAGCAGCGCCTCGGTGGTGAATGTCTGCACCTGCGACTGCAGGGCGGCGAGTTTCTCTGATACACTTTTCGCGGCCATGATCCAATGCTCCTATGCTGGGGTGGATTGTGGTCAGCCCACCGCGGCCCGCACGCCGCGGTGGGCATCCTGATTTTCAGTCCTGAATATGCGGCACCACCGTGCACCGGCAGCGCGGGTGGCTGTCCCTTCCCGGTATCGGCCCCTCGCCGACGCGATACGGCCCGCCGGCCGCCAGGGTACGGCAGATTTCCGACACTCTCGAATCGCCGGCGGTCATGTAATCGTATTGCTGCAATTCGTTCGCCTGGAACTGCGCCATCTTGCCGTCGCCGTGGGCCATGGTCATCTCGGTCTGTACCAGGCGGTCCCATTGCGGCTGGTTGATATCGAAACGCTGGCGCAGCGCGCGGGTAACATCCGCACGGTTCATGCCGTCATACATACCGTCGATCAGGTTCTGGACGATATCGTTGCGGAAGGTGCGCGTCTCTTCGTAGCGCGCCATTTCCAGGCCGCGCTGCTTGAGCGAATCCGCCACCTGGCTGCGCGCCTGATCGGTGATCAGGTTCTCGAGGTTGTGCTGCTCCACCGCCAGGGCGGCGCCGGCGGTCCAGCTCTCGATCAGGGACCGCATATAAGCCTTGTCCTGTTCGGTCGCCTGATTCACGAAACCATCGCCCAGGTCCAGCACGTCGCTCAGCAGGGAGGCGGCGTCGAAGGTGAAAACCGCGCCCTCCGGATTCTTGGTCGCGGACTTGCCGCCGGGCAGGCCCAGCTTCGCGATCAGTGCATCGAACAGATCCGACCATTGGCTGTGCAGGAAGTCGAGCGCCTTGCCTTCTATGCGCGAGAGCACATCGCCGTTCTCGGCGAAGGATTCCATCTTGATATCGAGGGTGGGACGGGCGCGGCGGAGTTCCAGCGTCGGTTGCTTGACGGCGTTCAGCATGCGCCGGTAACCGGGATCGCCCGGGAACCATATCTTCCCGTCGTCATCGACCACCGGCGGATTCGTCGGCTGGCCGGCCTGCGCCTGCATCTGCTCGGTCTGCGCATCCAGGAAGCGCGCCTGCGCCTTGGCGACCAGATCCTGCAGAGACGGCAGGTCCTGCTCCAGCCGCCAGTCCCCGGGCTTCCAGGTAACGCCGCGGGCGCGGAACATGGTCTCCACCATGCGCGTCAGTGCCGGCTTGCGCTTGCTGAACCGGGTGCGGGATTCCTGCAGGGCTATCTCGCCCTGCCGCTGCGCCAGGCGTTCCGCGGTCGACCAGTGGAAGCCCAGCATCCAGCTCGGCACCGGGAACTTGCTGATCATCTGCTCCTGCACGTGCCGCCCCGGCTGCTCGATGGTCAGCGTCTCGCTGACGGCGCCGATGATATCAATCTCCAACTCGTCGTCCTTGCCGATGGCATTGATGAAATCGACACTGTTGCCCTTGCGCTTCGCCGTCATGGCATCATAGAAGCTGTCCGCGATCTGCTTGCGCCGCGCCTCGAGGCGGGTCTCGTCGCCGGACAGGGCGCGGTTGTTGGTTTTGTACTTGACGTTGAACGACGGATTGCCGAACCGCTCCCAGGTTTGCAGCAGGGAGTTGTCCATGGTCAGCAGGATGCGGGAGACGAACGGCATGGAACGGAAGATCGAAGTGCCGTAGGGATTGTCCGCCTCCGGCCGGAAGCTGGCATAGATCAGGTTCGCCAGGTCCAGCTGGCGATAGCCGGCGTTCTGCAGCAGGCGCATGACATCACCGGTCTGGTAGTTATTGCGCAGGACGCGCTCCACCTGCGTGGTGCCGTCCTTGCGCGAGCGGTCCGGCGCCGGCGGCCGGTACCAGACTTCCAGCATGCCGCCATCCGGCGGCCGGCGGAAATAGATGCCCTTGCAATCGGCGACCCACAGCCGCTCGACATCGCGGCCGTTCTCGGCCATCTGCCAGGTGCCGATGGTGAGTCCCTGCTCGTACATCTCGTTGCCCTGCAGCTCGTAGAACGTCTGCAGGCCCTGCTGCATGTCATTGACCTGGACATTCATCGCCCAGTCCTCGAACTCCCGCACCAGGGCATCCGAATCGGACTCCAGCTCCACCATGCCGTCCAGCATCACCACCTTGTCCACGGCTCCGTCCAGCGTCGGCACCGCCTCGCGCAGCGCCTCGTACAGATACGGCGCCGCCTCGCGCAGCACGTAATTGTTCATGACGCTGGTAAACGGCCCCTGGGCGGCATTCTCCCGCGCAGTCGTGTTCACGCCGGGCTGTTTGCGCCCGCTGCCGCCGAACCACGATCTCGGATCCCACAAGCTCATCGCATTTCCCCTGGTCTGGTATTCATCGGTGCGCGCCGGAGGATGGCGATTTGAGTAGAGTATAGCAACAGGTCGGGCATTTCCTACAGCATGCCCACAATCTTGTTCATGGCGATCTTGTCCATGGCAAGGCCCATATACTCCGCACGGCAGCCGTCGAAGTAGCCCGGCGACCACCAGTCGCCGCGCTTCATATCATGCTCCAGCGACTCGTACAGCTCGTCCTCGAATTTCTCCGGACACACGATGCGGACGATTTCGCCCTTCTCGGTGACCAGGTCGACATAGACCATTCTTGCCATGGTTATAACCTCGCTCTGAGTAATACAGGCTTCTTGTCCCGTTTCACATATAGCGGATGCTGTGGGTGGCCGTCCTTGGTGCGCTGCATGCAATACAGGTCCTTGTCCCACAGCAGCGTCTTAACCATGCTGGCGCGGCTGTATAGGGCGCCATCCGTACCCCAGCCGCACAGCACCATGTCGGAAATCGCGGCATGAAGTTTCAGCCAGCCATCATTATCCGGGCCGATTGGATCCTCCACCTTTTTCAGCACAGACCGGTCGGTGGAGCGCCAGGCGAACAGATTGCAGACATTAATTCCGCCATAGCCCAGGTTCTTCGCAATGGCGATGCATGCTTTGATGGTTGCGTCGTCCTGCTCGCCATCCGCCGTGCTGGGGTTCAGCATGACCCACATCAGCGGCGGCAGCGCCTGGTCCCAGTAACGCATCAGTGCATACCGGTAATTCCCGCAGGGGGAGATCAGCGCCTTGCTGACATAGTCGCCCTCTCCGAACAAATCGCCGTTACTCATGCTTCCTCCTTCGACCGCCGATCCTCAGCCAAAATCAATTCATTTATGCCCATTTTCCTTCTGCCAGCGTTCTATATATCGGTCATATAAATCAGGATTATCTTCGAGGATCATATCCAAGATTTTATGGTCGCTTGGCTCGTTAGAGAAAACATCACCATTTGTATTCGTAAAACAATATATCCTCGGCTCCTTTCCGTAATTCTCGAAATAATGTTCTTTATATTTCCTTCCGCAGTTAGCGCATATTGCATTAGGGTTTAATGTCGTCATGCCACCCGCTCCTTCACTCCACTGGCGAACACATCCGGCGCGCCGCCCAGGCTGGCGCTCATGGCCTTGCGCAGCATCAGCACGCGCCTGGCGTCGATGGTATGGTCGTCCGTCTTGTCGAAGATGCGGTTGCGGGCGCCTTCGCGGGCCGTGTGATTCGTGAAGTGCCCGATCACTTCCTGGTCGAAGGCCCAGGCGAAGCCGTTGCGCTGCAGACGCCAGGTGATGAGATCGGTGCCGATTTCCTTGGCCGGTTTGCGCACGGCCACCATCTCGCCCTTCTTGTCTTCCATCAGAACCGGCTCGCCCTGCTCGTCGATGGCGTCCATGGCGGCGGCGAACTGGAAACCGGTCAGCCGTTCCTCGTAAAAGCCCTCGGCATAGGCCTCCTGCCGCTGCAGGTTCTGCACCACGGCCGTGCCGGCGTTGCCGAAGTCCACGCCCCATTCGCCCTGGAAATTGTTCAGCTTGTCCAGGCAGTAGATCAGTTCCGCCTGCTGGTCATAGCCGACGCCGCGCATGTGGATGCGCGCCAGGTCCCGCAGCTCGTGCCCGACCTCCTGCATCAGGAATATCTCGCTCGGGTCGTTGGAGAAACCGAGATCGGCGCCGTACCAGAATACGCCTGGCCCGGGCGGCTCGATGAATTCCCGCAGCAGTTCGTAGAAGGCATCGCGCCACTGGCGGCTGTCGTTGTAGGCGTCCAGGTCGCGGGCGTCGTGGTACAGCCACCGGTTCTGCGGTGATTTTGTCTTATTGCGCACAGTCAGCTCCACGCGGTAGGCCTCGATGTTCAGTTCCTCGCGGCCCTGGTCGGCGATGAGTTTGATGCAGACGTATTCCGGTATCGGGTGAATATTGCGGACGATCTGATGCCATGGGAACACCGGGTTCTCCGCCTGGCCATGGTCGCCCAGGACGTTGCGCACATAACCGGGCGCGTCCGTTGAGCCGTAGCGGTTGATAAAGATCAGTTTCCGTTCCTCGCTCCAGAACGGCGCCGGCATGATGGTCTTCGGCCAGTGGAATAGACGCATCCCAGGCTGGCCTCGCGGCAGATCCTTCACGGCCTTCTTTGTACGTTTATAATACTCGGTCGTATTGTCGCCGTTCGGTACAGAATAATCGCGCTCGCGACAGCCCGGTTTCTGCGCGCGCGAGAATTCCGACCAGCAGATATCGTTGCGCACCTTCGCCGCCTCGTCCATCAGCGCCATGGCGTTCACGTGCACGCCGCGGAAGGCCTCGCCGTCGTGACCGGCGGGGCGGTAATAGATCCGGCTCGGCCCCATGCCGCCGATAAACCGGTGCATGGTGTGCGGGTGCCGTTTCGGCTTGCGCCAGAAGTCATGGATCAGCGGCGG